TTTCCCTTCTCGATGGACGGGGAGGGGTAGCAGAGTGCGCGCCCGGACGGCAGCTGGATGCGCAGCCATGCGCCATCGCGGCGGACTTTCAGATAGCCGCAGTACAGCGTCTTTTTCGGTGTAGCGATGGCGGTGCGGACGGTGCGCTCAAGCTCGTACCAGAAATCGCAGGTCGCGGGATGCGCCCGGCGCCAGAGACGTTTGAGCGAGTCACAGGCGATGAATACACGCTCGGACAGGCCAAAGGTCGATTTACGTTTAACCGATTCGTCGTACCAGCTTTTCGCCTCGCGGATGACATCACGGGGGATATTCGGCAGCGCGGCGTTCGCCAGCTCGTCGAGGTCGAGACCGTAGACCAAGGCGAAGGTAAGAAATGCCGCAACACCCCCGCCGAAGCCGAGGCCCAGCTCCATCACCTTGCCGATTTGGCGCTGGTATTTATCAACATCGTCCGGCGAGATATTGAAGGCGCGGGCGTAGGCCAGTTTATACAGATCCGGTCCGGTCCCCTCGTCGTACTCCCGGAATGCGTCCAGCTTCCACTGCTCGCAGGCAAGCCAGGCCAGTTTTCGCCCCTCGATATTCGACAGGTCGCTAACCACCAGCTTTTTGCCTTCCGGAGCCATGATGCAGCCGCGCAGCGCCGAGCTGGTCAGCTCCATGATGTTATCGAAAAGCAGATCGGCGCATCCGGCTTTCAGCGCCTCGATACCCTCGTCTATCTGGTCCTGCTCGAGTGAAGGGCGGGGCAGGTTCTGAGGCTGGAATAAACGCCCGGCCCAGCGCCCGGTACGCGATGCGCCACAGAACTGCAGCGTGCCGCGCAGACGACCGTCACTGCTCACGCCCTTCATCAGCGATTTGTACTTGCTGGTGCTGGTGGTGCTGGCCTGCAGGCGAATAGCCAGCAGCTCTTTCACCGCCGACGGCAAATCAGGATCCGCCATACGGCGCTCCAGTGTGCTGCGCTGCATGTCCGGCAGCTCCACGCCGTAGGATTCAACAATGTGCTTAATCAATGCATCGCGCTGCGTGGCCGCCTGCACTTCGCCGTCGGTCATCGCCTGCGTGCGTTTCGCCAGGCTTTTTTGTTCGAGGTCTACCGCCTCGATCGCCGCCTGCGCGAGCTCCACATCCATGCAAACGCCTCGGTCGTTGATCTGCTGGTCACGATGCCATAGCGCCAGCTCTGCACCCTTATAATTCCACTTCGGCAGGCGCTTATGCACTTCGCGCATAGCCTCGATATCCAGCCCGGCGTAAGCTACAAAGCGCCGCCATTCTTCCGGGTGGGTTTTGCTGGTGGCCCGGCGTAGTTTGCTGTTCTTCGGGCGTGGCTTACAGAACAGCTGGATAAGCGCTTTACCTTCTTTGTCCTTCGCCTTGTCCTGCGGGACGCCGAGCACCTCGCAGAGTGCGCCCAGCGCGCCGGGGAGGCCGTGCGCTAGCGCCTGCACCATTGTGTCGCGCCAGCGTGTTACATCAGGGGCCAGCTCTGGCATTGCATGGCGCAGTACCGTGCGGTCGAAATGTGAATTGTGGAAAAACAGAATAGTGTCAGGGTCAGTGATGGCCTTCCGCAGCCTGCCGGGGATAGGTTCGCCAGCAGTCAGATCCCAGACGCTAACCGGCTCGTCGCCGATGGCCCAGGCAAACAGCATCACCTCGACACTTTCCGCATAAGCGTGTGTACCATTCGTGATAGGTATTTCGCAATAGGTTTCCAGGTCGCCCCATAGTATATTATGCATGCTTAACCTTAGGAGTTATCAAATGGAACTAACAGTTTCTCTGTCAACTATCATTACTGCTTGCTTCGGTTTTTTAGGTGTATATGTATTAATGCCATTTGCATTAATAGTCCGAGATTTTTTATTGATAAAATTTATTAATAAATGCCTTCTTGATCATTCCTTTTGGCAAAACGTAAGGATTATGGAGAGTGATAAAGCTCACTATAACTACCTTTACTCAAAAAACACTTCCGTTGAGTTTCCTATTGGCCGCGGGGCATCCATTTGCAAAATTGGTGATAAAGAAGTTAGTAACGAAGAATTTGCTGTTTACGAAAAGAATAGAGATTTCCACTCTAAAAGAATGCATGCCATTTGGCGAAAAATAGAATTGAAAAATAATATCGCCGTTAAGATGTTTAAATATTTTAAGTTGGATGAATATAATGGTTTTCTTGAAAAGCGTTCGGATGAATTTTATGAGCAGGCTCTGAGTTTTATAAAGCAAAAAGAAGTGGAGGCACAGCCCATAGAGCAGGAACAGCCCCCCGATGTTGAGTCCACTCGCTAATTAATAAGAACACGCCACCCATAAACTTAGAATGGCGTGTTTGCGATGAACCTAAATCAGCTCGCCCGCGTCAGCACCTTCGCTGATATCGTCGAAGTCGTCCGGCGCGGCCACACCGCCGCCAGCGAACGCGTCACCGTCTCGCAGGAACTGGACGCCACCCAGCGATGCGTTAACACGTTTGCCGAAGTTGTTGTCCTGCGCCCAGATGTCGATCACCGCGTTGACATAGCAACCGGCGTAAGGACGGCCATCAGCCTGGATGAGTGGAGAACGGTCGCGATCAATGACTGCCGGACGTGCTTTGTTGGCAGCGTTCAGGAAGAAGTTGCCCGGGAAGCCTTCGTATTCGGCTTTTTCGTCACCGTCGTGCAGGCAGAGGTTGAGTTTTTTCTCCAGCTGGCCGTAAATGGTTTCCCACTTCTCGCCCCACTTTTCCTTCGCTACCTGTTTCAGCGCTTTGCGGACTTCGTCCAACTGCGGATGTTTCGGATCCATCAGGAAAACAGCAGAGAAGCGCGGGTCGCCTTCGCCGTTCACGGTTTTTGCTTCGAACAGAGCAGGGAAGGCCAGGCGGACGTTGTTGAGTTTAATTTTCATTGGTATTTCCTTAATCAGATGAGGTCAGCGGCGAGCGCGTCGTCGGACACGT